GCCTCGTATCACGGAAGATATAAGTGAGGATGAGCTTACTGTAGATGAGCTGCTTGCGTGGGGTGAACAAATCAAGCCCCTCGCACAGAAGGCTTTCGATAATAACGGAGATTTTGTGCCGGGACCATGGTGCCGGTTTTGCAGAGGCAAAGCAGTATGCCGTGCAAGGTCTGAGAATGCGACGGCTTTAGAGGATTTTACAGGAGCTCTGATCGAGGGAAGGATGACTGAGGACGAAAAGAACGCTGTCAATGTGCAGAAAATTTTAACCGGGGATGCGCCGGCTGTGCTTTCGGATGAAGAAGTTGCAGATCTTATTAAGCGCGGCGAAAGCCTCGTAGCATGGTATGAGGATCTGCGTGATTATGCCCTGCAGGCAATTCTTTCCGGTCGGATTATACCGGGCTATAAGGCAGTTGCAGGACGTAGTAATCGCGCATTTACGGATGAAGAGGCGGCGTTCAAAGCAATTACAGAAGATGGGTATGACGAGTCTATGCTTTATGAGCGTAAAGCAAAATCTCTTTCTGCGCTGGAGAAAATGATCGGCAAAAAGGATTTCGAAAGGCTTGTCGGTGAATATGTTACTAAGCCGCTTGGAAAACCTACACTTGCTGACAGTGCGGATAGCCGGCCGGATTATAACGACGCTGCACGCGACTTTCAGAATTTGGGAGAAAGCTGATGACCGGCCGATAAAGCGCAAAAAAGTATACGAAGATATCAAGGAGGCTAGCAGATGATGAGTCCGTTTTTAATGATGGCTATAATGAGCAGCTTAATCCCCCCCATAAGCGAGGGAATAGAAAAGGGCAGGGGTCAACAGAAAGCTGCGGCAGAAGAGCATTTAGATGTGCTGGATCAAGAGTTAGGTGTCCTGCTTAAAAATGAAGTGGACCCCAAAAAGAAAGAATGTATTCGCATCATGCAGAAAGTGCATACCGTGGGAAATGGCATTCACGACTTACGATACTTTGCAGATTGGGATGCCAATACCGTGCATGACAAAGATCGCAAGGATGCGCTCGGACTTTTGGAGCATATTAGCGATCACTTGTCCGAGTTTTGGGATGCCCATAAAAAGCCCGAGGGAACAATGTGGGATAAGGAGTGAGGGCAATCAGTGCTTCTGATGATTGGGAGAATGCTTATTTTAGAAAATTAAAGAACAGGGAGGATAGGGTTATGTATCAAAATGTACCAACAAAAGTTTTAACGGGCGAGGTAAGGCTCTCTTACGCGCATCTTTCGCAGCCGTATGCAAATCCGACTCAGCCAAATAGCGAACCGAAGTATTCCGTTACGCTGCTGATTCCGAAGACAGATCAGGCAACCTATCAGGATATTATCAACTCGCGCAATGCGGCGTACGAAAATGCAGTACAGAATGAATGGAAAGGACTGCGTCCTCAGCTCAAGTCGCTGTTAATCTACGATGGAGACGGCGTACGTAACGATGGTGCTGAGTTTGGTGATGAATGCAAAGGGCATTGGGTTATTACGGCATCCAGCAAACGCAAACCGCAGGTGGTGGATGTTTCGAATGTTAAGGTCGAACTGGCCCCGATGGATATATACAGCGGTATGTATGCCCGTGTTACATTGAATTTCTTTTCTTTTAATGTCAGTGGGAACAAAGGTATTGGATGTGGACTTGGTAACGTTATGAAAACTCGCGACGGAGAGCCATTGTCCGGTGGCGCTACCGCAGCGCAGGATTTTGACGGGATTGCAGCACCCGTTACGGCGGTTGGAGGAGTAATGCCGCAGGCAGCACCTGCAGGGGCGTATGTATCGGGTGGTGTTCCCACAGCAGCAATGATGGGACAAGCTACACAGCCGCAGTATGGCGCAGTTCCGAGAACTCCTGCAATCAATCCGATCACGGGACAGCCTATGTAATGGCGGTATCACGGGCAAAAAGCGCCTGCATCGATTGACGCATGGGAAACCTAGGTCGAAGGATGGAATGTGCTGATTAACCAGACAAAACCAGTAAGCGTATCATCATATTGGCGCATGATGAGCCCGTGTTATCCATAGAAACAGGTCGGCGCATACCATCCTTGCACCGACCTAATCAAACTAATAGGGTAACGGTTGTCCTCCGGGGTGCAGAGAGGATCGAGACCTCGAACAAACTGGTTTGACTCCAGCTTGTGCAAGGGTAGCAAAACACCGGATTTTTCTAAATGCGAAAGAGGTGAAGCCAGATTTGTATGACTTACACATAGATATAGAAACCTTTTCAAGTGTGCCGATCGGAGACGCTGGAGTGCATAAGTACGTTGCAAGCCCAGATTTTGAGATATTGCTTTTTGCATATGCAATAAATGATAACCCGGTAGAGATTGTCGATCTTGCGCAGGGCGAGACTTTGCCTGAATGGTTACTGTCGGCTCTAACAGATGCAAACTATATAAAGCACGCACACAATGCCGTATTCGAGTTTTTATCCCTGTCAAAGATTTTTGGAACACCTGTGCCGTCACAATGGCGTTGTTCTATGGTCCATTCCCTATATTGTGGCTATACCGCGGCACTTGCATCAGTCGGTCAGGTGTTAGGTATGCCCGAGGACAAGCAAAAACTGAACACAGGTAAAGCCCTTATCAGATATTTTTGCGTGCCATGCAATCCTACAAAAACAAACGGAGGTCGCACACGAAACTATCCGCAGCACGATCTCAATAAATGGGTTTTATTCAAAGAGTATTGTAAGCAGGATGTCGTTACGGAGCGTGAAATCGAAAAAAGGCTTGCAATGTATCCCATGCCGGATTTCGTACAAAGGCAATGGGAAACAGACCTTGCTATCAATAACCGCGGCGTGGCGGTGGATTCCAATTTCGTATCAGGCGCGCTTGCTATCCGGGAAAGGCTTAAAGATGATCTCATGGACGAGGCAAGAGGTATTACCGGGTTGGATAATCCCAACAGCATATCACAGATAAAAACATGGATTAACTTACAGCTTGTGGAGGCAGACCTATTTGTAAAGTATGGAGTTTCGGATCTGAGAAAAGACACAGTTGCAAAATTGCTTGATGCACCGGATTTACCGAATAATGTGCGGCGATTGTTAGAGATACGGCAGGAACTTGGAAAAACCAGCACAAAGAAATATGACGCAATTGTTACTTGTGTCGGCACGGATAATCGGGTGCGCGGATTGTTGCAGTTTTATGGCGCAAACCGTACCGGGCGATGGGCGGGGAGACTGGTACAGGTACAGAACTTACCGCGCACTTACACAAACCCGATTGATCCTGCAAGGGCTTTCGTCCGGGCAAAACAGTCAAAAGCACTCCGGGCGTGTTATGGATCGGTCAATGATACGCTTTCGCAGCTTATCCGCACAGCATTTGTGGCGAGTCCCGGAAATGTGCTGATAGATGCGGACTTTTCCGCTATTGAGGCGCGTGTAATTTCGTGGTTAGCAGGTGAAAAGTGGCGGTTGGATGTATTCAGGTCTCACGGAAAAATCTACGAGGCGTCCGCATCACAGATGTTCGGTGTACCGATTGACCTTATTAAAAAAGGCAATCCCGAATACGCGCTTCGTGCAAAAGGAAAAGTTGCAGAACTGGCACTTGGTTATCAAGGATCTGTTGGCGCCCTTGTGCAAATGGGGGCGCTTGACATGGGATTGTCCGAGGAAGAACTCCCCGATATCGTATCACGCTGGAGGCAGGCAAACAGCCGCATACAGAATCTTTGGTATGAAATGGATAATGCGGCAGTATCAGTCATACGTGACGGCGGCACGCAGCGAGTACATGGTCTTTTATTGGCAAGAGAGTTCGACATTGTGCAAGGAACAGTATATTTCACAATCACACTTCCTTCCGGACGTAAATTGTTCTACGTCAATCCATCACTTGGCAATAACCAGTGGGGAAATCCATCAATTGAGTATATGGGAATGAATCAGGCTACAAAAAAATGGGAAAGAATCGAAACTTACGGTGGCAAACTGGTTGAGAATTGCGTGCAGGCAATTTCCCGCGATTGTTTAGCAGAAGCGATTGAACGGTTGACTGCGGCAGGATTTCCTATTGTGTTTCACGTACATGACGAGGTTGTTATTGATATTGAGCCATTTGCGGATAAGGAAACAATGCTAAAGACGGTTACTGATCTTATGACAATGAATCCAATATGGGCGCCAGGGCTACCTCTTGGGGCGGATGGCTGGGTAGGCGGATATTTTACAAAGGATTAGGGATAAATCATGACAGCGCAAAGAAATTATGAAAGATATATAGAGAGGTATGCCAAAAAACACGGCATCACAAAAGAGCAGGCAAAAACTCATTATTTAGCGAAATCTGTAAAAGAGTATTATGACGAAGAGGAGCGTATAGGTGAAGATGGGAAACAATAGCAATCAAAACTGTGTGCGTGGGTTCAAAGTATTCAATCCGGATTGGACCTGTTCACCAAATGGGAATACAAAACAATACACTTGCCCCGGCAAGTTTGAAGAGGATGATGCGCTGGTTCAGTGCGATCGTGGGATGCACTTTTGCAAAAAGGCTGCTGACTGCTTCAATTACTATTCTTTCGATCCTGAAAATAAAGTTGCGGAAGTGATTGCCTATGGGGATATTGTGGAAGAAGGGATTAAGTGCTGCACAAATAAACTGGAGATTGTGCGTGAAATCCCTTGGGATGAAGTCTTGCGTATCGTGAACATAGGAAAAGATTGCACAGGAATCTGCAACACTGGGGATTCTAATGCTGGGAATCGGAATACTGGGAACTACAACACGGGGAAATGCAACACCGGGGACTTTAATGCCGGGAATCTGAACGCGGGGAATTTCAACGCGGGGGAATATAACACCGGGTTCTGGAATGCGGGGGATTTCAACGCAGGGGAATATAACATCGGGAATCGGAACACTGGGAAATGCAATGCTGGGAACTGGAACACTGGGAACTACAACACAGGGAAATGCAACACCGGGGACTGGAACAAATCATCTTTTAATACAGGGTGTTTTATGACGGAAGAACAGAAGATTTTCATGTTTAACAAACCTTCTGACTGGACTTATTTGGAGTGGTTACATAGCTATGCTCGGAAGCTATTGGATCATATGCCAAAGAAGACTGCTACATGGATTTGTTCAAAAGATATGACGGGTGAAGAAAAGGCGGAGCATCCGACACATGAAACAACTGGCGGTTATTTGAAAGTGCTTGATGAATTTGAATGCGGTCAATTATGGTGGGGCAGCTTGACAGATCAACAGAAGGATGTCATCAAGGCGTTACCGAACTTTGATCCTGAAATCTTTGAACAGTGTACAGGTATTAAAGTCGACTTGGAAGAGGAGTGTAGAGAAGATGGGAAATAATTATGACGCAGTAAAACATCCTGCACATTATACGGATGGCAGAAAGTATGAGCCTAAAGATGTTATTCGCGATTGGGGGCTTAATTTTAATCTTGGTAATGCGGTTAAGTACTTATCTCGCGCTGGACGTAAAGGTGATGCTGTAGAGGACCTTAGGAAAGCGCGGGAGTACATTCAGTTTGAGATTGATGCACTGCAGACGGAGAAAGGAGAACAGGGATGATCATAGTAAAAGCTGGGTATGAGATTTTAGATGCTCTGAACGGAAAAGAAATACTTAAAAAGATCGAGAGAATTGCGCGGGTGTGCTATAAGAGTGAAGACAGGATCGGGGATGGCACTGCAGAGAAAATGGTGAAAGCGCTTATTGACCGGGGGCATGAAGCTATGTTGGAGCACGTCTCCTTTTCTGTAAAGTTCACGGTAGATAGAGGGGTGTCGCATGAAATTGTACGGCATCGTTTGGCATCTTTTGCACAGGAAAGCACCCGGTATTGTAACTATGGACACGACGGTGAGATTACCGTTATCAAGCCCTGCTTTTGGGACGAGGATAGCACAAGCTATAAAAAATGGTATGTGGGGATGGAAAGTGCAGAGCATTATTACATGGGATTAGTAGGAAACGGAGTAACTCCGCAGGAGGCAAGATCGGTGTTGCCTAACAGCCTCAAAACAGAGGTTGTAATGACAGCGAACCTTAGAGAGTGGAGACACTTTCTGAAACTGAGGGCCGTTGGGACTACCGGAAAACCTCATCCGCAGATGCAGGAGGTGGCAATTCCGCTGTTAAGAGAATTACAGGCAACAATCCCCATTGTTTTTGATGATTTAGTAGTATCGGAGGAAGCATGATGCGAAAGTTTTTCAGAAAATATCATAACCGCATTATTAAGTGGCAGGCATGGACTAACGGGGTTTTGTGTATTCTGTCTGCGTGCTGCCTTGACAGTGAGGGCTACACGGCGCAGATAATCTGCGCAGCCACGCTGCTATGGTTAGCAGTATTCGCATACGCAAATAAATATTTAGATGTTGTGAATGCTGCTTTACAATATGAAAATCAAACGGAGGATAGTGATGAAAATGCTCATATTACAAATCGTTTTACTGGTGCTGGCGGTATTGTATCTACTTATGGCAGCAGGGGAACAAAACAGGTTTAACAGGGGCTCTGATTGTGTTACGGGTATTGCGCTTTTTGCCCTTTTATACATTACGCTGATATGCTGACATAAGGAGGCGTTGGCAGAATGGCTATAGAGAAGCGTTATGATAACGGTAAACATTATACACTTGTGTGCGATCAGTGCGGAGATGAAGCAGGATATTTTGATGATTTCTATGAGGCAGTAGATCAGAAGAAAAATTATGGTTTTCACCCGGTAAAGATATATGGTGAATGGCATGATTTGTGTGATTCCTGTCGAGAACAGGGGCAGTATAAAAACGGAACGTCTGCGGCTGAGGACTTCGAAAGGTGGGCAAACAAATAATAATGGTGAAATAAGAAAGAAGGTGATTTCTCGTGAATTGCCCTAACTGCGGTAGGGAAATGAAATACAAACATGGAACGGGTAATTGTATTGATTTTAGTGGAACTGCTGAAAATTGGGAACTTGAATATAGTTGGGAAAAATATAGTTGCAGAGAGTGTAAGATTAGTTATGACGGTAATCACTGGATAATTCCCAAAAACAAACTGCCGACAGAGAAGCAGAAAAATACAATTCTTTTCATAAATAATCGTCTAAATATGAACTTAGAAGCATTAACAAAGTATCAGTGCTGGTTGGACATTGGTAAGTATTTTGATAGGGCCAAGGGGACTCCGTTGCATACCTATGAGTGGTATGAAGATATGCAAGAATATTTTGGCTATAGCGAAGGAGATTTTTATTAAGCGGGGAACTAGGGGGTGAAAGTATTATGGCAAATCAGAATGAATGTTGGCTATTTTCAAATCCGGAACAACTGCGGACGAAGATTTTGAAAGGTGGGCAAATAAAATGAGATTGATTGATGCGGATAGATTGGAATATGAAATTGTTTCTCATATCGAGGAATTTAGTAAAGTTCCGTTAGATGATATTATCAATGGCTGGAAGAAGATTGTTGACGCACAGCCTACCGCCTATGACGTGGATAAGGTTAAGGAGCGGTTGAAAGAATATGCATACGGCAGTATATGCGGAACACATGAACACGGATGTCCATACATGACTAATGATAATGTGAGTTGCGAAAACTGTGGAGCAATAGGAGCGTTGGAAATCGTAAAATCAGGCGGTATTGAATCATTGAATGAAAACGGTGAGCATATGGAAAAGTCGATATTAGTAATTGACACACCAATCAATTGCACAGAATGTCCGTTAGAATTTGATATAGGTGATACGAGCGGAAAAACTCTGCTAAATGCAAACTTGTGCCGGGGATGCGGGAAAAGGAATATGGACAGTAAAACAAAACCGGCGTGGTGTCCGCTTCTGCCATATTCTGAAGCGTAATAAAAGAGCCGCCCCTTGACGAGACGACCCAACCCTATAAAGAGATTGTAACTCGTTTTTAAGAGGAAGTCAAGGAGGCGGCATATGACAATTGATAAAAAGATACAAATGTATGTTGTGACACAGGAACAGATCAATCAGATTGCTGATATAGCGGGCGAGAGGGCAGTACATATATACAGAGCGGAGCAGATAAAGGCGGAGAAAAAAAGATCGAGAGAAGAGGATAAGGTCAAGAAGACTAAAAAGATGCTTAGCTCATATCGGAGGATTAAAGCTGCGTTGTCAGATGAGGCGGAGTTCACGGAGGAGGAGCAGATTGAACTCAGATGGAAATTTATTCAGGATCTCATGGGAAGTGCCAAGGATGCGGTTAGCAAATCAGAGAGAGCAATCCAGAATGATGAGAAACGGAGACAGGAGGATTTATACTGCATTTATCGCATAGAGAAAGCCGTGGAAATGTACCGGAAAGAATGTGAACGGTCAGGAAGTGAAGAGGCAAAACGTAGATACCGGGAGCTGAGTATGATGTATCTGGAGGATGTGGAACACTCGGTACAGGAAATTTCTACGGTAGAAAATGTGAGCGAAAAGACGGTGTATAAAGATATAGGGATAGCGTGCGGAATCATTGCTGTTTACCTACTTGGAATGTGATTTGAATGGAGTCTGCTGCTATAGAAAATGTGGGTAGAAAAAGAGTAGGCTTACAGGCGAATTGTCAAGTGATAATATGGTAATCAGCCAACAATCCATATGCCATTTTTGACGAAAAGAAATCCAATGTGTTTTCCTTACCTGTGGAGTGAGTAATGTCTTCTTCACAGGTAATGGAAAAACGGTTGTATGGCTGAACGATGATATTTCGATGTGAGCAGCCGTTATCATAACTGCTGCTTTTTGTTTGTCCATTTAGGGTGAAAATGTTATATTTCTGCCTGAAATCATTGAATCGAACGTCAAAATGTAGTATAATATAAATGTGACAAACAGCAGGATTTAGGCTGTTTCGATAAAAAAAGAGAACCTCACCGACCAAAGGATAGGTTCTCTTCACACAACCAACTCCGAATGAAGCTGATATAATCATCATATCATCACTTTCGGAGAAAATCAAGCATAAAGAAAGGATGAGTAGAGCTATGGAAGAAAGAAACACGAAAAATCAGGTATCAGAAATTGCCGGTGGCAAGCGGATATGTCTGCTTGATCTTAATTACACGCTGGTGAGCAATCAGAAGGAAACGAGGATGTTAAGACCATTCTCAAAAAGAATGGAGTTTGAGGAGTACCGGAATGATTTGATCGATGCAGTCAGAGATGATTATGTGATTATCGTTACCGCGCGACCGGACTATCAGAGCAAGGCGACGATGGAGAATGTTTTGAAAAAGACTGGATGGAGACCGGATGAGATATATTTTAATGATATTGATGCGGAGCCTCCTGTATTCAAAGAATCAGCATTGAGGCGTTTCATCTTCCCAAGGCATGGCATGAACCCTGAACAGTTTTACGCAGTAGAAAGCAATCCTAAGACAAGGACCATGTATGCAAGATATGGAATTGCGGCTACACCTTATGAGAAATTCATCAAGGGAACTGGAGCATCAACGGCAAGCGTGCCTAAGAACGCAGAACTTGAAGGAAAGCATATGTCAATATTCGATTATTGATTCACATCAATATAAATATCAGGCAGCAGACAGCACATCAAAAAAGTGGTGTGCTGTTTTTTATTGCAAATAAATATGTCAGGAGATAGACTAAATGGAGTGTAAAATTATGCAGTTAGCAGAAATTGTGCTGGCAGAATACAATCCGAGGGTGACGCTTATGGAAACGGATTTTGAATATAAAGCCTTGAAAGCCAGCATTGATGAGTTCGGCTTAGTAGTTCCACTTATTGTGAATGAGAGGACAGGAACCCTTGTCAGTGGACACCAAAGACTCAATGTCATGTTAAAGAAAGGTATTGAGGAAACAGAGGTTGTCGTCGTGGATATGGAACCTGAAAAGGAAAAGGCATTGTGTATCGCTATGAATAAGATCGGCGGTCAATGGGACTACGGTATGTTGGCAGACATCATGGAGGAGCTTAGAAACTCTGAAATTGATACCACAGCAACTGGTTTTTCCGACAATGAGATAGCGGAGCTTTTAGGAGAGCTTCAGGAAGAAGCCGGGGACATACCGGAGATAGACGGCGTAGGTAAAAAGGAAGATACAGAGGACGGAGTTCCTT